CGCGCCGGTTCACCAGATCGGGACGGTTGTCGAGCTCGATGATCATCCGTTCGTCCGAGTCCTCGACGTCGCGGAAATCCATCTGGGCGAACAGGTGGCCCGGGGTGACCTGCATGGCGGAACGCTACCAAACCGCTAGACGTTGACGGTTGGCGCTGACGTTAGGCCGGGAGGACATGTGAGCAGCTTACGGGGTCTACAGCCGGCGACGCTCCGGTAGCGACCTACGACTGATTCGCTGCCCGGACGCATACCGTGGAGTATGTGGCAAAGATCCTCGGCACCGTCGCAGCAATTGAGCGGTATGCACTACAGCGTGCCGGCGGTGGCGAGCTACATCCTGCAGTCCCGGCTGACTTCGAGGTGCTGCACGCGTGCGAGCTCGGCCCGGAGCCGTGGACAGGGTGGCGGTCCTTCATCGCAGTTACGACGGAACCTTGCTTCTTCGACGGCCGTATCGCCGAGGTTGTGCAGGCACTGTGTGGCGTACGGGTGCGAATCCTGCTGCCGAAGCCATTCGATTCAGAGGATCCCAAGGCGTGTCCGCTCTGCGTCAGCGAGATCGACCGCGAATACGCGTAAGGCCCCTAGGTGGCGGGCCGCAGTCCCACGGTCACCGAGCCGGCGACCGCCCAGGTGTCAGCAAACGGTGACTTCGTCAACGTCGCACCCTGAGACTCGGTGAGGCTGTGGAGGTAGCCAGCCCCCGGTACGACGGTCTGAGCCTGGACGGCGTCGAACAATGCGTCGAGCACGTCCTCGTAGAGCTCCTCGGCCTGGACGAGACCCTCAGCGTGGAACACCGAGAGGTCGACCTCGGGGTGAGAGAGCAGCCGAGGCCGGCCCTCGTGCCGGGTGCCGCCGGCCCGGGTCACCGAGACGAGGGGGAATGTCCGGTGGTCGACGTTGGGGATCCACGAGACCACCTCGACGTCGGGCAGAGCCTGCCTCAATACAGCCAGCACCACAGGTGCGGGCCTCATGAGGGAACCGACCTGTGGTCGTTCCCGACGGGCAGGATCACGGCGGCTGGTCTCACTTGCGCTCGATCACGTAGTCACAGTGAGCGGTCCTCGGGCTGCCGTTGTAGATCCGGGGCTCGCCAGAGACGGCGTAGCGCTTTCCGCGCCACTCCACCTGGGACTGTGGGCCCAACAGCTCACCGGGCCAATTCACAAGACGCAGACGGTATTTCGACTCCGACAGGAAACCGCCGTCGTGCTTCTCGCTGCCGCCGGTCGCGACAGCCGAGGTGATGGGTTGCACGACCGCTTTGCACGGCGTGCCAGCGGCCGAGGCCCTCGTGATGTCGTTGCCGTCGGCGTCGACCACCACAACCTCCGGGTAGACGATCACCGTTTCCGAGCCGCGGCGCAGAAGGCTCACTGGACAGCCCCGAACGTCGGGATCAGCATGATCGGGCCCCCGACGGTCACGCCGAGGTCGGCCCATTCGTCCTCGAGGATCTCCAGCCGGCCGGAAGCGGCCTGCTGGCTCAGCATGTACGAGTACGTGCCGTCGTTCTCCTGCAGGTATCCGTCCGGGTTGCGGACGAGGCGCAACACGGCCTCGGCCTCGATCCGGACGATGTCGTCCTCGGCGATGGTGCCGGCGGTGACCTGGTCGTCCAGGTCGGGGACCCGGCGGCGGATCTTGTTCTCGGCGTCACCGAGGCGGGTGCCGACGAGGGTCAGCTCCTCGTCGCTCAGCGAGCGGCCGAGGCGATCTGAGACGTCGGACGGTTGTGCGTATGTCATGGGTTGCTCCCTCGGTTATCCGCCGGCCCCGAGGGCGTGGCGGTACATGTCGGCGATATCCAGGCGCGGATCCCAGTCGGCCGGCAGCGGGGCCACCTGGCGGCGGAACTGCTCGGCCAACGCGGAGTGATCCGGTGCCTTCGCAGCACGGTTTCGGCGTCTGGTCTTGCGTGCCGCTTTGCTCACAGCGACTCCTCGAAGTTCAGGCGTGCCAACAGTTGAGCCAACAGAGCCCGTTGCACGCGGGCCTCAGCGATGAACGGGCTGATCACGGGCTGGCCCATGCTGCCCTTGACGGTCAGCGGGGCCTCGGCCGCTGCCTCGTCCAGCTCGGCGATCTGATCGGCCACTCGGCACGCCTGGGCGAGCAGCTCGGCCTTATCAGGATCGCTCCCGAGCTCGAACTCTGCGGTGATCGAGCGCCACAATCGCTTGCCGTTGGCCTGCAAACCTGCAGGACAGCGCATGTTTTCTCCTAACTTACTGACTCGCGAAAAATGGAGGTTTAAGCCTCAGCGGATCCCCCACCCGCATTACCGGCCGGTCGGGGTAGGCCCGGGAGGGTAACGCCCCCTGGGGGTGCCAGCGGAGAGCTGGACACCCTGGCGCAGCCGAGGTCCACCGAGGGACCACGGCCACCCGGCCGGCAACCCGGCCGGCGCTGTCTAGGGCACAGCACCACCGAGGGCACCTGACACCCGGTGCCGCCCCTGCACCACCCGGGCCACCTACCCGGCACCTGGGGGAAGGGACGTGGTCGGGGTGTACCTACCACCTCCGAGACCCCGGGCCTCCAGATCAGACACCAGCAGGGCATCCCGGTCATACCTCCGGGGGCCGGGAGGCAGCGCCCCCCGCCGCTTCAGCCGCCGCGTGATGCGTCGACGCTTCTCGCGGACACGGGTCACCGCGTCGGCGGCATCGACCAGCTCGGACCACACCTCCGCGTGATCAAGTTCCGGGTGTGCGGTGTCGCGGATGAACCGCTCGGTCACGAGTAGTTCGATGTGCAGCTCTTGGCACAGTCGCGAGCAGAACGGGTAGTTACCGGTCTGGCTGCATCCGTCGCGGGCGCACGTCGGCCGGCGCTCCTGCGACGGCTGCGGCTGCGTCTCGTGCTTCGCCTTACCGCCTCGCCGGCCGCGCCGGCTCCGCTTCCGCCTGGGAGTGTGCGAGACATCAGGGCCCTGTCGGCCCCGCGCGAGATCCAGAGGTGTCGGGGCGGTCATGCTGCGGCTGTCTCCTCTGCGCGGTTGCGGTCGTACTTGACGTGGCACGTTTTGCAACGGGGGTCGTAGTCCCTCGGGTCAGGGGAGTACGCCACTAGCCGGGTGCCACTCTCATTCGTGTGTTCTCCGACCAGCTCATATGGGGAGTCCCCCCTGTATGACCACTCAGCGGCCTGCTCACCACAGCCCAGACACGAGCGCAGTGATGCCGCGCCGAAGGTCTCATAGATACGGATGTGTGCTGATTTGTAGCCGATCTCCATTGTCGGCCAGGGCTTCTCAGGATCACGACCGCCGAACATGCGCCGTTCTGCGTTACGCAGACGGGACTGTTCCCGGTATTCCTGCGTCCGCACCCGTCTCTCTGCGTCGTACTGGCGGTGATACGCCAGATGACGCTCCCGGTTGGCTTCCCGCCACTCCACGTTCTGGGCGAGCAACCGGTCCTTGTTGGCCGCGTAATGCTTCTTCCGGTACTTGCTTCGGCAGGGCTTGCAGTGACTGAAGTATCCGTCCGGTGAGTTCTTGTCCTTGGTGAACTCCTCGAACTGTCGAGTCTCTTTGCACTTCGTGCAGGTCTTCATATTTCGTCCTTCTGTGAGTAACGGTCATAGAAAGAGAGGAAGGCCCCCCGCCGCCCGTTACGCGGCAGGGGACCTCCCAAGTCTTTTATTCAGTTGTGGCTCAGGTGATCTGAGCTAGATCAGGCCGGGGTCACGTCGTGGATACGCACGACGCCGGCCGGGTTGAGGAACGCGAAGTCGACGCGGCTCTTCGCGCGGATGTAGTGCCCGTCGTTGGTCACGCTCGGAAAGCGCTCGACGGTGCTGCCCTGACGCAGCACGTAGCGGAGCTGGCTCTTGTCCACGCCCCACGCGGCGGTAGCGGGGTCGCAATGGGTCGACGTCAGCACCGGCAGACCGGCCACGGTGATTCCGTCCTCGACGAACTGGATCAGCGACTGGTTGCTGCCGCTGGCGACCTTGAGCTTGCTCAGTGTCTCGGCGGTCGACGGGGCCATCAGCCAATGGCTGAGCTTCGCGTTCTGCTCCTCGGCCTTGTAACGGGCCTCGATGAACGCGTCGAGCGAGGTGATCGCACCCTCGGTGTCGACGTCCTGCACACCGGCCAACGACAGCAGACCGGCAGGGGCCTTTGCGTTGGTGCCGTCCGAGAAGAACGCGGAGTCGATGCTCGCCACCAGCTTATTCGCGGCCGCGCGAGCGATCTGGTCGGCGATGTCGGGGTCGGCGTCGTCCTTGAGCTCGGACGAGATCAGCGTGAGGCTGATCGTCTTCTTCGGCTCGGCGATCACTTCGTCGGTATCACCGTCGGTGAGCGGGATGTCTTCCAGCTCATCCAGCCACGACGGCGTGGGCGAGCTGACCCAGAGCGGAAAACCGACCTTCTGACGGTCGGTGGCGAACACGGTAGACGCCTGGGCCGCGATGCTCTTCTCCTGGACGACGAGGTCCAGCAGCTTGCCGAGCTCGACGGGCAGTACGGAATCAGCCTGATCATTACGGATCATGGACATACGTTTCTCCTCTAGAAACAGTTGAGGCCCAACGCTTTCCATGCGCTGGGCCTCGGGATGGGTAAAGGACAGTCACCGGACCACGGGTCCGGATCGAATGCCACACGGTGGCTATCTCAAGCCCAGCCGAGCGGGGAGCCGCTGGCTCACGGGTGCTCGGCAGGGAAGTTCGTTACGTGCGGTCAGTCGTCGGTGAGCAGAGCTCCCCAGGACAGTTCGGTCTTCGGCTCGGGCGTACCTCCGTGCCCTTGGCTCGGGTCCGTCGCCGGCGCGAGCCGGCTCAGGCCCGGACGGGTGCCCAGGATCTGGGTAGCCACGGCGTCGACCTTCTCCGGGTCGATGTCGCCGCGCTCGTCCAGCAGATCTCGGACGGTGACCCCGCCGAGCGTGAACAAGTCGGCCGGCTCGGCCAGGTGCTGCGCTGCCACGCGCTCGGCCTCGCGGGTCAGCAGAGTCTCGACTCGCTGGGCGAGCTCGTCGCGCTCGGCACGTGCCTCGTTCCGCTCGACGCGGTAGCGAGCTTCTCGGTTCTGCCTCTGAGAACCGTTGCCGGCCTCTCCGGTGCCGTTACCCTCCGGGGCCCCGTTCGGGCCGTCAGCGTTGAGCTGAGCGCCGGGCACGGCGGTCTCTGCTATCTGGTTGTCCTGTTGTTCGGTCATCTGTCAGTACCTCTCGGTGTTGGTGGTGGTGGTGTGGCGGCTCGGAGCGTTCAGGTCTCGCACCGAGCGGACGGGTGGCAGGCCGGCCGGCGGACCCGGCCGCTGGTATCGGCGGGCGAACAGCGAGCGACGGAGTCGCATCGCGGGGGCGTCGGCAGGCTCCCCGAGCTGGCTCGCCAGCGCGCGGCGCTTCTCTTCGTCCTCGGCCCAGGGCGTACCGCCCCGGTCCACGCGGGCGGCAGCCCAGTGCTGCCCGCTCCGCTCCCACCAGGTCTCAAAGGTCAGGTCGCTCTGGGAACCGAGCATCGGCGGTCCGGTTCCGGCGCTGACGTCGGCAGCGGCCGGTGCCTCTGCCTCGCTCATCGGTCGTGCCGCCATGAGGCGATGGTCAACCCGTCGTAGAAGCACCTCGGCCCGCCGCACGGGCACGACGGCGGGGCCGGCGGGGCCGGCTCGCTGCCATCGGGCAGCAGGATGGTTGCGTGAGAGCCAGCGGAGCTGGTCTCTCGTGAGCGTGCAGCTTCGCTGCTCGCGTCCTCGGGGACGTCGTAGGTCGGTCCGTTCGGGTGGGTCACGGTGTGGATCTCCTTCGGGTGTTAGCGAGAACCAGCGGGCAGCGCTGGTCTCCTCACGGGAGCCATCGGCTGCGCCGTTGGCGTGAAACGAAGAGAGCCCCGCCGCGGCGGGGCCCTGCTCGGTGTTCGGTTGTCGTGCTGTGCCCTCGTCCGCTGGACTACGCGGACATCGGGAGGGAAGGCGCTACCCTCGCTCCGCTCGGGGGCCAGGCCCCGGGGCCCGGTCGAACGGATCGGGCCCTTGCCGTCGGCTCGGGCCGAGGCCCGACATATACGTAAGGTTCGGGTCTGTAAGTGCAGTTTGTGCAGTGCCGGCCTGTTTTTGCCGGTCTACCTGCGGCGATGCCACTGCACTTTCTGATTCATAAGTGCAGTGATAAGTGCAGTACTGCACTTTTTGCATATCCCAGCCCCGGCGGTTCTGCGCGTTGTTGTACTCCTTGACGCCGAACAACTGCCGTAGCCGTTTGAAGAACTCGCGGTTCGACATGGTCGACCGTTGGGCAGCCTCGGCCCACGCCACGTAGTCGGCAAACGCCTCGGTGCGATCCAAGAATCCCGACCCCTCGGCCTGTGCCCGTAGTTCGGTTTCATCCCACCACTGGGCCACCACGTCGGCCTCTAGCCGGAGCTGGTCGAACGCGCGGCTACCCGGCTCGGAGTCTCGGATTGTGTAGCCGTTCTCGACGGCTCGGCGCAGCAACCGGCCGACGATGGCCGGTGCCTCGGCGTGCAGCGCGGCCTCGCGTTGCTCGTCCCACTCCAGTTGGTTCGGGAACTCGAATACCACCCAGCGCCGGAAAAACCCCGCGGTGGTATCCGAGCATGACGGGATCTGGTTAGCCGAGAACACCATCTTTGCCCAGATCGGGGCCTCGGTAGCGTCGACGCCTTTTCGCTCGACCGTGACGTCGTCGCCGCCTGATACCAGCTTGAACGTCTCGGTATCCGACAGGTGCCGGCCGGTGATGTCGCCACAGATGTTGAGCACCTTGCCGTGCATCCGCGCGGCGTCGAAGCGGCTGCCGAGCTTCCGCAGCGGGACGGCAGACCGATAAGCCTTCGGCACCAACGCTTTCAGAAGCTCCAGCGCTCGGCTCTTGCCGTTGCCGCCTTCGCCGACGAGGAGGAACACATGGTTCTTCGGGTTGCCGGGAAGGATCGCTGAGGTGAGCATGTCGAGGAACCGCTCGTGGTCCTCGGCAGGTAGCACCAGACCGAGGAACTCATCCAATCTCGGTGTCGGAGCATCGAACTCAGGGTCGGCGGACAACCGGTAGAACGTCATAACGTCTGAATCGTGGTCGACCCGCTCCCCTGTCCGGAAGTTGAACAGCCCGGACGGGAGCGCGACATGGTCCCGGTCGGGTATCGATGGGTCGACGGTCAGACCCTCGGCCTCCAGCTCGGCCAGAATCCTGTCCGTCACTGTCCCGAGGTGCTTCGGCTTCCGGTAGTGGTCTCCCATTACCAGCGGCAACGTACGAGCCACATACGGTTTGTCCTGTCGCCAGACCCCTTGGTAGTAGCTCCACAACACGCCCGCGGCGTCGACCCGCAGCGGCGTCCGCTCGCGGAGGAGACGCGACAACCGGACAGGCCGGAAACCCGAGCGATCCTCGGGATCCACACAGCGCGATACCAGCTCCGAGACCTCATCACAGTCACAGCCGCCGGCGGTGTCGCAGGTACGGCAGTATTCGAGCTCGCTCTTGGCGGCAGTCACTTGCCGGCCTCCGAGCGGAGAGCCTCCAGCTCGGCGCGGAGCGCGTCGGTCTCGTCCTGGGCGCGCTTCCAGTAGTTGGAGAACTTCAGGGCATCGGCTCGGGCTCGGTCGCGCTGCTCGCGCAGAGTCTTAGCCTCGGCGCGGGCTTCGTTCCGCTGGGTGCGGTGCTTGGCAGACTCCGCGCGCAGGTCTGCGATGCGCTTACCGGTCTCGATCATGAACCGGTCGAAAGTCTCTCGGTCTAGGTGTGCCACTCGGGTTTTCCTTCCTGCGGTTGATGTTCCGGCCTCCTGGGCCGTCACTTGGGTTGGTAGGTCTCATCGCAACGCTGAGACCCGTTCGCCTACCTCGGCGGTAGGCAGTACTGGGAGCGTGGTCTAGACGCTCACGAGGCCAGCACGGCCTCCAGTGCGCGCAGCTTGTGGCGAGCCTCGACACACGACCGGCGGTAGCGCTCCTGCCGAGCCACGCGGCAGCGTCGGCACTCGCCGTGCGAGCGGTCGTTGGGGCCGGCCTGCGGGTGCTTGGTGCATCTGCGAGCTGACATGTTTGTGCTTCTCTCCCGAGCGCCACTGACGCCCGTCAAGGTGGGGGGACCGCCTCTGACGGTCCGTCTGACTACGGCTTGGTGCCGGAGAAAAAGAGGCCCCGGCCGTAGCCGAGGCTGAGAGTGTGAGAGCCGGCGGTCGCTCTCCGGAGAGACTCTCTCCGTACCGCCGGATCCCAGAGACGCCCCCAGAGGCACGGTCTCAAAGACCGGCCTCCGAGGGGCGCTCAGTAGGAGATACGGGCAGCAGGTCGGCCACCGACGGAGAAGCGCCGGGGCCTCCGGGGCGTCGGGATCTGTGATCCCTAGCCAGCCCGTAACGACCGAGGTCGACAGCCACCCATGCTGTGACGTGTCTCGGTCGCTCCACCCGCCCACCGGCGGGGAAGTTCGGAGCCACGTACGCGGACGTGGCTTCGGGAGGGGGAGCGCTGGGAAGGCTCTACCCCTACAACCTGTAGTACATGCGATTCTCAGGAATAGTCGCACGCCAAACAACGCAGTCGGGCGTGTCGCGCAGGTCAGACGGGGTGACGGTGAGCAAGGTCACAACGACAGGGCCGGCCTCCGGCCGATGGGGAAGGCCCGCCCGGAGCGGGCCGTCGATGGGGGGAGCGAGCAGCGCGCCAAGGCGCTGCGAGGTGACCCCGATCCCTCCGTAGGTTCCCTTACCCCTACAACCTGTAGTACATTCCAGTCCGCTACCTGGCTGGAAGTAGGGCGAGGAATAGTGATAAGTGTCACTCACTTCCAGTGACCTGCTCTAGTGGAACGTACCACAGGGTGCTGGGCCATTCTGAATCTCAAAACCCATACACGACAACACTATTCGTTGTCAGTATCACTCGTCGGGGTAGCGCAGCATGAGAGACCGCCCGGTAGGGCGGCTCTCGATTGCCTCGGGATGTCCTACGGCATCCTCAGCTCTAACAGGTGCTCGTCGCCGTCGACCAGAACCACCTCCAGGAAACCGAGCGCGATCAGCTCCTCGACAGCCGTGGTCACCACGGCCGGGTCTACGCCTTCGACCCGGTCACCGGCGCGGCCGGTGGCCTCTGAGGGCGGCAGCTCCGCTCCGCCCGTGGGGTCGTCGTTGACCAGAGCCGCGGCCACGAGGAGATCCTCGTCGAACGTCTCCGGGTGAGCGTCTACAGCCATCAGCCAGCGGGCCGTATCTACCTCGGGCATGGTCATGCTCCTCTCGTGGTGAGGCCGAGCCGCTCGGCCTCTAGTGCCGGCAGGTCCGGGAACGGCACGCCGTCGCTCGGGCTGTAGACCGACGTATGCAGCGGCCGGCCTGAGACCAACACGAACCGGATGCCGTGGTCGACCATGAGCTGTCGATGGTCCTGGCGGTCCCAAACCTGGTGATAGGTCTCGCCGGTCTCCTCGGTCACCCAACCTGCCGCGCGCCGGGGCTGCGCCTCCAGCTCGGTGCGGCGGTCGATCAGCGAACGCATCCGCCGTAGATAGACCTGCTCGTCCTCGTCGGTGACGACCAGGCCGGCATCGGACTCGCGCCGTAGCCGGTCGATGCTGGCGACGACCTGCTCCAGCTCGTGTGAGTGGTCCTCTCCGGGTACGAACACGCGGCGGGTCACCTTCTCGTCGCCCCACCGGTCGAGGAACGTCTCCTCCAGTAGCGTGTCAGCGAGCTCGGCGCGGACGCTGACGCCGCGACAGTTCCTCGGGGTGCGGCTGCAGCGGTAGACGCGCCAGGTCTTGTCGCTGCCGTTGCGGTCTTTGTTGATCTGCTGCGACAGCGAGGCCCCGCATATCGGCCCGTCCGACTTTTCGCACGCCTGGCAGCCCGGGCAGCCGCAGACACCGATACCGAGCATCGGGTTAGCCGAGCCGGTCGGGGTCCGACGGCCGAGCCGGCGGCGCTGTGCGGCCTCCTGGATCTGCTTCCAGGTGTCGGGGTCGAACGTCGGCGGAGCCATCTGTATGGTCTCGCCGTCGCCGTCGAGCACGGCCTCGCCTTTGTACGTCTTGAGCCCCTGCGTCCTCGGGGACGTCAGCGCGTCGGCCACCGTCGAGACCGTCCACGGCTTACGGCGCGGCTCTTTGCCGTTTGCGATCAGCGCCCGGTCGCGGTTCGTCAACGCGCCGGTCTCGTCCAGCCACGCAGCAATCCGCACGAAACTCCAACCGGCGAGCAGCTTCTCGGCCATCGCGTGGAGCAGCTCTTTGCCCTCGGGGTCGGTGTCGAGGCCTTTGCCCTTGCCCGAGGGGTGCTCGACCACTCGGAAGCCCAGCGGCGGCACGCCAGAGGCCCAGCGGTCCATCTGGCGGAGCTTGCGGTGGCTGTCGCCGGCGCGGGTCCGGAACCGGTTCAGCTCCAACTGGGCGAAGAACGAACCGAGGTAGACGAACAGCTCGGCCATCATCTCGTCTATGCCCTTGACCGTGCCGGGGCCCTTCGGCTGATAGTTCAGCGTCAGCCCGTCGTCGGCGAATGCGACGATCTTGTGCCGCTCCTCGGCCCAGCGCGCGAAGTCGACGCAATGGCCGGTGGACCGGAACGCGCGGTCCATCTTCGACCAGACGATGACGTCCCACTGCGAGGAGCCCTCCTCGGTCAGCCACGGGCCAAGGTCGGGCCGCTCGTGCGGCGGCTTCTCGGCCGAGACGCCGAGATCCTCGAACGTCCCGACGATCTCGTAACCCCTGGTCTCGGCCCACTTTGTCGCCGTCTCGATCTGCGCGATGTGCGAGACTTTCTGCGGGCCCTGGACTACCGAGACCCGGGCCCCGACGATTGCTCTCAGCGGTGGAGACATACCGTCATCGTAGTCATATGTGCTAGCATTGCTACATGTCAGTACGGACTGCCCTCCGGCCCGGCACGGTTTCGCCGATGCTGCCGGTACCCAAGTCGATCGTCCGCCCCGAGTACGTGGGCAGGCCGACCGCGCGTGAGGGCAGCGAGCCCTGGGTGCAGACCCCGGAAGTGATCGAGAAGATGCGGGTGGCCGGGCGGATCGCCGCGGGCGCCCTCGCCGAGGCAGGC